AAATTTTCCCTATGAAAACATTCGATGTAGAGACCACAGTAACTTATACACAGTGGATCAGAGTATCAGCAGAAGATGAGTATGCTGCCCAGAAACGTGTTAACGACATGGCATGGGACATTACCGCCATACAGTATCAGACCATGACGAAAGCAGAATCAACGGGCACCGTAAGAGACGTTCCAGAATAGCTGAGTATTATTACGCTTGCAATTGTTCTGATATGCTGATATAATATATAATAGATACCACCCACTTCCAGTAATGCAATACGTCTTATACAACGAACACTTTGATCAAGTAGGTACGTATGACAGTATCTACGATTTACGTAAGTTTCTCTGTGATCGTAAGTATGAACTAGATTGCGATAAGGATATAGGAGATACGTTTGACTACATCAAACATATCAAATGGCATTTTGATATCAAGCAAAACTAGGAGGATTTATGTCAGGCGATTGCAAACAACAACCGCATGTCTACTACAGTGAATATGGTAGAAAAACGCTCGAAGAGTATTATGTCAATAAGATAGAAGCACTCAACGAGGAAGTAGAAAGATTAAAAGGTATAGTCGATTACCTTGAAAGTAAAGTAAAAACCCATCATACAATCTTTACCAACTATGAACTCTCATTTATCAAACGAAGAACTTCTCGCTAGACTCACGAAACTTGAAGGTGCTGTGAGTAACCTGATGATGAGACGTCCTGGTCATGAGGAATATGAGAAGCTCGTCGATGTTGTATGCGACCATGAGACACGGTTGCTGAGAGAGGAAGAAGAACTTCAGAAGTGCACAGAGACTGTTTCTGAGTTGTCTGAGTACGAGGATTGTAACTGGTAAAAAATCGCGAGTCCTAACAAAAGGGCAAAAATCGCGTCGTTGGTCTCTAAATAAATCTCATAGGAAGTACAAGCCATGATAGGATTGGAAGCACTAGAAGGAGAATTCGTTATCCGAGATAACGATGAAATCATAAAACTGTCGAGGGTAAGGGATATACCTCCCTCTTTCGATCATCTTATTAAGTTCGCTCCTACCCCTCCAGAACCACCCCATACTGTAAACGATCATATGGAGATGGCAAGATATAGCGAGTACTTACACGAGTTAATGACAAGAGAACGCAAATGAGCAAATACGAATTCGAGTACGATTCATGGTTTAGAGACGACATACCAAAGGCACAATATGGAAGTCTTCAGTGTTGGATAGAGAATGAGAAGACAAGACCATGGACGACCGCATACGATATGACCATTCATAGTATAATGTACAATATAGCAGTCAAGAACGGATTACTAACAGAAGCATATGGCAGTAACCATAACTCCTGACGGAACAGCAACGTTCCTTACGGATATAACCAGACCTAACTTTACAATGAATCAGACGGTGAGTGCATCTGCTACAGCGACTGCTCCTAACGTTGCGAATGTAACCAATGTTACCGCAACTGTAGCTGGTACACAACCTGACCTAGTAATTACACCTGGTAGTACATCTGTATCAATCACTGGTTCAATAGAAGATCCTTTCCTAGATGTATTCAAGTATGTGGAGCAAGGAGAATCAGATAAGACATCTACCCCTGTGACAGTTGAGCGACTGGTTAACATGCCCCCAGATAAGGTAATGTTTGACCTTCAACAGGATGGTACATCGTACGTAACTGAAACCTTTACCGTAACTGTACAATGGGAGAGTGGTCCTGTAGGTAATCTGACTGCCCAAGCACCAGTAAGTTTCACACTTGAATTAAAGATATATAATGAGTGGGAAGGTATACGTTCCTTTATTTCAAATTATTATTAATATGCCAGCAGTAACACGAGTAGGAGACGCAGATGTAGCCCATTGTTCTGGAATGTCCAGAGCACAGGGTTCTGGTAACGTCTTCTGTAATGGTATTCCTATATCCAGACAAGGAGATAGTAATACTGTACATCTACTACCAGGCTCACCGTGCCCTCCTCACAGTGCAGCCATAGGAAGTGGTAGTAGCACAGTCTTTGTAAATGGCAAAGGATGTGGTAGAGTAGGAGATGCAACATGTACAAGTGTTGCAGCAGGTTCACCAAACGTATTCGCAGGTTAAATTATGGCAACTAGATATGCAATGGGTCTTCCAACAATTGAAGCAAGACCAAAGAAAACAAGACAAGGTAGAGGACAGCATACCAAGTATGGTGCTACCTCTCGTAACAAAGCAAAAAAGAGGTACCGTGGCCAAGGCAAATAGAATCGTAGATGGAAAAAGGAATGCAAATATTCCTGTAGATATGTCTGATCACTTCTACGATCATGGAAATGAATATTGTAGATATCTAATTACCGATCCTAGATCAGATAGGAAGGTAAAGAATGTTAAAAAAGAAGTATAAATATATCTGAAGGTAAACTTTGTCATATAAATGGCGATAAAATCGAAGTCGTTTAGAGACTTCTCGTTGACATTTGAAAAGAACGCAGTAACAAATGATGTTTTGTCACTGAAGAACGAAGCAGCCATAAAGGAATCTGTAAGAAATATCATATTGTATAATTTTTACGAGAAACCTTTTGATCCTATGTTCGGTGGTAATGTAATTGGACTATTATTTGAGAATGCTAGTCCCTCATTACAGACGGAGTTACAGGACAGAATTGCTGATACAATTAACATTTACGAACCAAGGGTAGTTCATTTAGAAACTAAAGTTAAATGGACAGAGGATCGTAACAATTTAGATGTATCAATCCGTTATGTAATCTTAGGTATACCTCCTACAGTAGATTCACTCGAGCTTGCATTGAAACCATAATGTCATTCCAACAGGTAAATGCCTTAGAATTCAACGAAATCAAGGCACAAATTAAAAATTATCTAAAATCACAATCACAGTTTAGCGATTATGACTTTGAAGGATCGTCTATGACGGTGCTTTTAGATACTCTTGCATATAATACTTACTATACAGCGGTCAATGCTAACCTTGCAGTCAATGAAGGGTTCCTAGAAACGGCAGTTTTACGTGAAAATGTTGTAAAACTAGCAAGAATGCTTGGTTATACACCTCGTTCTGCACGTTCTAGTAAGTGTACTGTTAATATTGCAGTACAAACACAGGTTACGACCAATGCACAAGGCGTAATTACTAAAGGATATCCATCTAGAATTACTTTACAGAAAGGATTGGTAGTTAATTTTACAGGTTTAGACAATAATAACTTCGTTTTTTCTATTGGACAAGACGTAATTCAGACTGTGGATAGTGGAACAGGAATTGCAACGTTCTCTAATATTGAATTATTTGAAGGAAATTTCCTCACAGACACATTTGTACGTAATACTTCTGAAAGACAACGTTTTATTTTAACAAATGATAGGGCAGATACCTCTACTTTACGAGTTTTAGTGACTTCTGGAACTGTTACAGAGCGTTATTTGCAAGCAGCAGACATTACGAAGATAGATTCTACATCAAAAGTCTTCTTTTTAGAGGAATCTGAGTATGGAAGACCCGAAATTATGTTCGGAGACGGTATTGTTGGTAGAGATTTGGCAAATGGAGACGTAGTAAGTGCTACTTACACTACTTCTAGTGGTACTGGAGCTAATGGATTGCTCCAATTTGAAAATATTGGAACATTTATCAACGATGAAGCTCAATCCGTGACTTCTGGCATCACAATTACGCTAGTTGAGCGTCCAGAAGGCGGTAAAGATGCAGAAACTACGGAAGCAATCAAGTTTGCAGCTCCAAAATTCTATTCTGCGTTCGGTAGAGCAGTATCAACACAGGATTATGAAGCAATTGTTCCAAATATTTACCCAAATGTAGCTTCAATCGCTTGTTATGGTGGTGAAGAAGCGGAACCTCCTGAATTTGGTAAGGTATTTTTAGCAATTAAACCTAAAAATGCAGATAAATTATCACTTTCGGAGAAAAATGTTGTTTTGAAGAAACTTAGAGAGTATTCTGTAGCAGCAGTTCAACCTACAATCATTGATCCATCCATTTTATACATTGATATTGATAGTTTTGTGTATTATAACCCCAATATTACACGGAAAGAATCAGATGTGATCAAAAATTCCGTATTTGCTACCTTAGTTGCACTCAATACTGGATCTGAATTTAATAAATTTGGTGGAAAGTTCAAATATTCTAAGCTTCAAGGTATAATTGATAGTGCAGACGCTTCAATTACTTCAAATATCACTCGTCTCAAGATGAGAAAGAACGTTATAGTTACTTTGAACGCACGAGTGAACTATAAAATATGTTACGGTAACCGCATTAACCAAGGAACGTCCACACAACCCACTGTTACCTCTTCAGGATTTGCTATTTCTGGTGATACAGTTAATACTTATTTCCTCAATGATGATGGTGCAGGTTTGTTGAGACTTTACTACATTAAGGGAACTGGTGAAAAAGAATACATTGGAGGTTCTTGGGGTACTGTTGATTATTCTATGGGAGAAATCGTAATTAACGATTTGGTGATTACATCAACAATTGCTTCTGGTAATATACTACAACTTAGTGCAGTTCCAGAATCTAATGACCTTGTTTCTTTGCGTGAAACCTATTTGACATTAGGTATAGATAATACGACTGTTAATGTTGTTGAAGACACTATCAGTAGTGGTTCAAATCTTTCTGGTACTGGAGTTGTACCAGAGTCCAGTTATAGTTAACAAGAATGGCAACTAATCAATCATCTTGGAAGGTCGGTCAGTGGACTACACCAACCACGACGGTTACAACTCAACCTGTACCGTCTGAGGTTACCGCTGAATCGAGATCTCAAATATCCCATAATATTCCTGGACAGTTTGCGTCATTCATTCAGGATGAATATCCTACGTTTATAGAATTTGTTAAAGCATATTATAAATCACAAGAATTAAGAGGATATTGTTTTGATGTTATTAATAACTGGGGTGATTATTACAATATTGACAATTATGGAAGTTTAGTTACTGAAACTGAGTTGATATCTTCAATGTCAACTACTTCTACAACAGTTGACGTTACTTCAACTCGTGATTTCCCTGATGAAGGTCTTTTGATGATAGATGATGAGATCATTTATTACAAAAACAAAGGACAGACTATTTTTAACGACTGTTCAAGAGGATTTGATGCAGTAAAGGCAGTTGGAAGTGTTAGTCAGTACGTTTTTTCCGAAACAACTGCTACTGAACATGCTCTAGGAGCAAAAGTTATCAATTTGAACAATATTTTCCCACTTTTCATGTTGGGACAGTTCAAAGATCAGTATTTGTCCACTTATCCAAAGAATTTTGCAGATGGAGTTACTGAATCTACTGTAATTAAGCGAATTAAGGACTTTTATGCGTCAAAAGGTACAACTAGGTCTTTTCAGTTTGTTTTAAGAACACTTTTTGGCGTAGAATCAGAAATTTCATACCCAAGAGACAGAATCTTCAAACCATCGGACGCATTATTCACTGCTAGAGAGGTAATTCGTGCTACAGCAGTTAGTGGAGACCCTACAGCGTTAGTTGGGGAAGTTTTATATCAAGAAAACGATCCAAGTGACCCATATGTTAATGAAGCACGTATTTACGTTAAAGGTGTTCAGAAAGTTTTCACTTCTTC